CCTTGCTGTGTGCAAAATACGCCGGAATTCATTGTTACAATACAAATTTCGGGTTGTTCTATAGCAAATCCATATTGGTTAGTTACAGTCAAGTTGAATTGGAATTGGTACTGTCCTAAACTGGAAGCAGACAGATAAGACGGAAGACCAAAGTCAAAAACAGGGTTCAAAGCGAGAAGAGAACCAGTCGTTGGAACTTGAGTAACACCACCAGTAGCATTATCATTAACATCAGCAAATCCCCTGAACTCGTAATAAGATTGAGAAGTTCCGTTACGAGCCGAGATGTTATACAAATCTTGCTGGGTGGCTGAAGCAAGGAGACCACTCGCGTTATTAAAATTGACACTAATGTTGTTAATCGTCAAGAAACCCGATGCGTAATTTTGATTTTGAGACGACATTGGGACACGAGCGGTAATCATTATCAAGTCAGGGATTTGATTGAGTTGAATAGATTGAGATGTCAAAGTTTGAGTGGCGCCAGGTTGAATGGTCGTTCCGCTGGAGAAAGTAGTCAAATAACGAGGGTAGTCAAGATAAGAGACGACGTTCTTGGTAGAAATTTTTGCGTATTGTTCGGGCTGTAGAGACAAGAAGTTAAACAATAATCTCGTATTTTGGAAGCCAACTGATTGAGCGGAAGAACCGTTGGGAGCGACAGGGAAACCGAGTTGAATATTTTGGATATATCCAACAAGTGCATTACCAACCACCGAGTTATTAGCAGTTGAGAAAAGACGTTTGCAAGAATTATCAATATTAAGAACCATTGACATGTTATTAACACCAACGAGACCAGCGGCCGCATCAGGCTCACAATTTACAAAAGGAGAAAGTGCTAAAAACGGTTCAGTCAAAGACACTCTAATAGAGATGACCCAAGTGTTATTCGCGCCAGTAGAAATAGGAGATGCGTCGGTATAAACACCAGCTACGTAACGGTCAATTTGTAAAAAGTCAAGAGCAAATGACCCACGTGGTTCGTAAGCTTCGTCGTAAGAAGTATTGTTATAAGATGCTAAAGGATTAGCATTAGTTCCAGGAGCATCTCTATATTCTCCCCATTGAGCGTCAGGAAGAGAAGGTGTCATTGAGTTATATTTAGATAGAACTCTACGGTCATTCATTCTCATTAGCATCGGCAACACGTCTTGTAAGTTAGTAGATACAGACACGTTATTAATCGTGGCTTGTGTGGTAGTAAAAAGAGAATTGAGAGGAAAAGCCTGAAGACTATCAGTCAAACCGTATTGAAAGCATTGTTCTCCAATTGGAACATTTGCTAAATTAAGTTGAAATGCGAGTTGAGACGCCAAGAGAACGTGTCTGTCAATTACGATATTTTCGCTGGGAATTTGTACGTTAAAGACAATAGACGAGTTAGACGTGGAAACAGCTTGAAATTGTTGATAGGTAGATTGGGAAGCAGAACTTTGAACTCCAAAAACTTCGGTAGAAGTAATATCGGCAATACGGGCGTCTTCAATTAGAATGCAACGAAAATCACTCATTATTATAAACTAACTGGAGATAATATTTTTTTGAAAATTTACTAAATGATTGTCAAAAAAATAAATTGAAATATCCTTAATGTTTGAATTTTCTTAATTACCTTTTCTTGTAAAGAGTAATTTAATAGTTGTCGTTCCTCCACTTCCAAGTCTAATAGGTATAAACTCTCCAACTCTATTTTTATAGAAAACTTCAATATCAATATTATAGAGAGGACTATTTCCTACTAAATCAACCAATCTATATTGAGCGGACGGTATATATACAATATTCGGTTTATAAATTCCGTCACTTGCTACAAAATCAGTAATGATTTGAGCGATGTTGGAGTTATTACCTCCTGATTGAAATCGTTTGCCGTTGAAAAATAATAACGGCGCGGATACTTGGTTCGCAACTATTGGTAAAGTATTTGAAGTAAAAACGATAGAAGTAATAGGTGTCCAAAGAGCGATAGTGCTATACTCCTGAACTATTTGAAGAGCAACGTAAGTAGGTGCTACTGGTGGATATTGAATAACATTTGCACCACCAAATCCACTCATTATAATTCTAGCGTTCTTTCCTCCTGAAGTAATATCGGTGCTTTCAATAATAAATGGAAGACTGCTAAACAAATTGAAGAGCGGTGAATTGAAATATATAGCAATATAATTAGAAGCGGTGTCATCGTATCCAGCTTGGTCGGCGTTTAAAATGGCGATATTTTTATCAACGTCCCAAGACATCGTAGGTGTAAAAGCAGAAGGAAGTGCTAAACCAGCACCAACGACTTGTGCGTTTAAAGCAGTATAGCATTGCTGAAAAGTGTTATTGATAAGAAGTATCCAGTATTGATAATTAAAAATGTCGTAATACCCAGTCTCGTTATTTTGAAGTCCTGTTAAAGTTTGAGACGGTGGTGCTGGAATAATTGCTTGTTTATTTTGTGGTATATACGTAATGAATGATTGCTGTATAAAAGTTTGAAATGGTGCTACAGGATTACTCCACTCAAGCGATATAGAATAATTAGTGAGATTGACATTTGAATTAGGTGAGGGTTGAATATCAGGTTGTATAATAGGAAGAGTGTTTGTATCAAGTGTGAAGCGAACGATGCTTAATGAGTAACTCTGTGGGTCTAATACGAAAGGACTATTACGTGTCTCATTGAAATAAATATTGGGCGGCCCGGTAGAAGTATTTTCAATATTAGACACAGTAATATCGTAATATACGTGATTGGGTGTATCTCTAGTAGTAAGTGACATTTATATAATATAATAAGAATAAAAATGTGTTAAATTCCCCTAAATTAAATGAAAAATCTAATACCCTTCTTATAATTGATTGTAAGAAGGCGAGAATACGATGGTTGAATAATATACGATGAAATCTAAATGAAATCTAATGAAAAATATATATATATTAGATGTCAATGTGTCAAAATTTTAAAATTTTGACACATTGACATCTAAATAGCAGTTAGATTTGTGTTAAAAGAAATCTAACACCGAATTATTGACCGAATTTGTCCCATTTAATTCTACTTTCTAATTTTACTCTAATTTAGAAACTAAATTCCTATAATTTATTAAAAGAAAACGCTTATAAATTTTAAAGCCAAGTTATATCATTCTTAATACCTATTTTATAGCAGTAATAAAAGCAATCAAAGTTACTCTCAATTTCAAAGATACAATTTATTATGAAGTTAATTCTTTTTTTTGGAATTATTATTTGTATTCCACGCTCTTTGAAATTGTTACGAAAGTAAGATGTATTGATTTTACTTGACGGCATTATTATTATAAATGGTTTATCAAGTTCTTTCAATCGTTTCATCACTTCTTTACACTGTGTAAAAGGCGGCTTACTAACAATAATATCGCCTCTGTCTTCTTCAAAAAAGTTAATTGGTTCGTGAATAACATTAAATCCAAGTTCTCTTAAAAAGTGACCGCTTGTTCCATCACCGTAAAATCCTTCCCAAATTAATTTATCCTTTGGTATATATTGTAATATACTTTCCCAAGCACTTTTTGGTGTCATGTAGTCATCGTGCTTTAAAAATGTCTTTGTTTGGAAACCCGCCATTATATTACTAAATAGATTTTATTTTATTTCGTCAGGCAATTTTATATATTGATTTTGTATTGTGCTCGTGCTCGTGCCCATTTGATTTGCTGTTTCTTTTAAATCTTTCAACTCACCGCTATATTTATCAGTTAAATAGATATTCCTTAACATTGATACGCCTATTTTTTTGTTAAAGATTTTGTTTAAAATTCGGGTAATTGCGTTTGTGTTTGTTAGTGAATTACCTGCTAAATCAACCAGTAATGGAATTGATGAACTATTCGTTGTCAATTGTTTTTTCAATAGATGGAATTTTAAGTAAGAGTTAATGACATTCATCATTTCGTCATTGACTTCAATCTCTTGTGTCTTATACGTTCCTTTAGTTTTATAATTGTTAAAATACCATTTTTTAGTTTTGAGGTCTAAATAATTAAAAGCTTCATCCATTTCAGCTGGTAATTTT